TCACGTACGCATTGGGAACGTCGTACGATTCTTGCCACTGCAACTGCGGCACAACAATGTCAACGCCGTTGACGCCGTTGGAATCAACGCCGATAGCACCGCTCATGTTGGTGGCAGACGACGGGAACCGATTCTCAAAGTCCAGCGTGCCGCCAGAGCCGACAGAACAAGCCTGCGTGATGTGCTGCGTGCCGCCGGCCGTGTCAAACGACCGCGCCCGCTTCATCGGGTCCGACGAATCTGGCTCAGCGCCTGTCTTCTCGTAGTTGATGGTGACTTGCCAAGCGTTGTCACCCAGGAACGAGATTGAGTAGCTCTCAGCCCACAGCTGTGCGTCTGCAACGCCTGGGTACTGCCACCCATATCCGACGGTGCTGATCTGCTGGTTGACAGCAGTGTGCACCTCAACGTCATTGGCAGTGCCAAAGAGCTTGTAGCTCTTCGTCATCGTTGACGCGGCCTTCTTGCCACGACGCACAATCGTTGCCTGCCGCGAGTCGCCGTCTTCTACCCAAACGAGGTCTGCCATTATGCTGCTACCTTTCCGCCGCCCTGGCCGACGAGTTCCTTAACACCCTTCGCAGTGTCTTCCGCAGCCTTTGCCGTGCGTTCAGCGAGCGACGAGCCGAAGCCCATGCCGCCGAGGTTGACGCTAGAGAACGTGCCAGCGACTTCGCCCTTGCTTGTGGCTGCGTCAGCACCAGCTGCACCGGCACCGGCTGTCGCAGCCTTCTCGCCAGGCGAAGCCGCACCCGCTCCTGTCGTATTTGCAATGTCCTCGGCTGCTTTCTTGGCGGCATCTCGCTCTGCTTGCTTTGCAGTCGTCAGGTCGCCAAGCTTTGTTTCTGCATCGACGACGCCAGCACGACGGTCGGCGGCTCGCTTTGCGTTCTCGTCCTGCCTTGCAGCCTTGTCTCCCTCGGCACCAGACATAATCGCACCGGCCCGGTCCTGCCGATCCTTCTCTGCCTGTGCGTTCTCTGCCGCTGCCTTGCCCGTGCGGCTTTCAATGCCTGGCCGCTCCTGTGCTCGCTGCTCGGCTCTGGCTGCGTTCTCGTCCTTGATGGCAGAGACACGCTCTTCCGTGTCCTTCGCTCCCGTGATGAATCCCTGCACCCTCGTCCACGCGATCTGGATGCCAGCCACGAGGTTGTCAAACGTCGCCATGACGCCGTTGGCGATATTGTCAAAGAACCCCATGATGAACGCACCCATCGTGTTGAGAAGTGCAGCCGAGTCGGTATAGATCTTGTCCCACGCGATGACGACGCCTGAGCCGATGTCGGTGAACACGTCTTGGAACGCTGCCACCCACGGATCGACGTAGCTCATCAACGCTTCGACGCCACGCAGCCAGCCGGCGACGAGACCGGCCCAAAGCACGTCCATCGCACCAGCGAGATCGCCGGCAGCGACGGCTTCGTAGACGCCGTTGAATGTGGTGGTGGCTGTTGCGGCGAGGTCGCCAAGGACGATGATGCCGTCAGAGACGGCAGTCGAGAAGCCGCTAGAGATTGCGTCGCCGGCATCGGACACATAGCCCGACACGCCCTGGAACGCATCAGCAAGCTGCGGCCCAAATTGCTTGATTGCGATGCCCACACCGATTGCAGCTGCTGACAGAAGCAGAAGCGGCGCGACAGGCGCAAGCCATGCTGCGGCGACGCCAGCGGCTGAAGCAATAGACCCAGACAACGCCAAACCTATTGCGGCGAGGTACGAGCCGATCCCTGCGGCGGCGGCACTTGCGAACGACAGGACCGCCGCAGATGCCGACAGCATTGCCGCACCGATTGAGTTGGCTAGAGCCAGCGTGGCAGGCATTGCCACCAGCCTGAAACTATTAGCGACACCGCTGGCACCGCCGATCAACAGCGTCAGCGGCGAAATAGCCAGCATTGCCGCCTTACCGATTCCCGCAAATCCGAACGACGTCAGCTGGAGCGAGATGCCAAGAGCCGACAAGGCAGCGCCGGCTGGAATCACAGCCACGGCAAACTTAGCAAACCCTTCTACGGCTTCCTTGTTGTTGCTGGCGAAGTCCGTCAGTCCATTCAGCAGCCCGGTAATAAACGGCACGACGCTGGCGAGAGCCGGCGCCACAGCGTCAGAGACGGCAATAGCCAATCGCTGCAATCCTGCGACTACATTGGCAGCAGATCCGGTGAGTCCGCTCATCACCATCTTATATTTTTCGCTGACCGGCAGAGCCTTTGACATCGCATCCTTCATGCCGTTAAACCCATCTACACCGACTTGCGTGAAGATGGTGACGGCACGAATAGCATCTGACCCGAACACCTTCCCGAGGACTGCATCCTTAGTCTGCGCGTCAACGCCTTGCAGTGCATTTTCAAGCACTCCGATCACGCCAGCAGTATCAAGCAGCTGCTTGTCCGCGCCACGGAAGCTATCAAACGAAAGGCCAATCCTTGCAAGTGCATCAACAGCCTCGTCTGTCGGCACCTTCAGTTTTTGCATCATCGTCTTGACGCTTGTGCCCGCGTCGCTGCCGACAATGCCCTTATTGGCAAGCACTGCCAGCGATGCAGACAAGTCATCAATCGACATATTTGAAGTCGCAGCAACCGCACTGGCTTGAGAAAAAGCCTGCGCCATTTCTTCAATGCTGGTTGCCGAAGCGTCAGCTGCCGCACTCATAGAGTTTGCTGCAACTACCGAATCAACGCCAAAGGCGTTCATCGCCTTGCTCATCACAGTAGCTGCCGTGGCTCCGTCAAGCTCTGCAACCTTTGCGAATTGCAGAGCCGCAGTTCCGGCACCATTGAGAACAGTCTCCAACGGTACGCCAGCCTTCATGAGCTCAAGCATGCCCTTGGCAGCCTCAGTCGGCCCGACGCCGAGCGCCTTGCTCATCTGCATTGCCGACGATTTGATCTGGTCAATCTCGCCAGCAGTCGCGCCAGTGCTCGCCCGAATGTTGAGCAGCGTGGATTCAAACGCTGCACCTTGCCGCACGGCAGCGGCAATCGGTGCCGCCATGCCAATGCCAGCAGCCGCGAGCTTGCCGCCGCCAGAGACGAGCGACTTGCCCATGTTGCCGAGGGACTTGTTGACACGGTTCAGCGCCGAGAAAAATTTCCTCGGGTCAGCACCGATCTCAACAAACACGCCGCCGGCTCTAACTGCTCCCGAGCTCATACGTGTCGCTGCCAATCTTTGCCGAACAGCCTAGCGAGATCCTCCGGCGTGGCCTGTCTCGGCTTTGGCTGCTTGGCGTACGGGTTGAGTTTTCGCGGGTCTACTCTCGGGCTGTGCTTGTCTCTATTTATGTTTGCTGCTTGAGCCAACAGGTTGGCGGTGTGCCACCACTGATGCTCTAGGCGGCTGTCGCGAGCGGCGAAGAGTTGTCTGACTGTCCACTTGCCGGGATGGACTCCGAGGATTCCTGCGGCTTCCCAGACAGCGTCCCAGACGCTCCTGCCAGACTCTCTATCGTCGCCTTCTCCAGCCCCGCCTCCGCTCGACCCAGCATCTCGTTTGCGACCTCGTCCATTTTCTGGGCGAGAAGCGAGATCATCTTGCGGAGGCGCTGCGGGAAAAAATCGACGAGTTCCTGCTCAATCGCTTTCGTCGCAGCGTCCAGCGAATCGCCACGCAGGCCGTCAAGGAAGTCTTCCCGAGTCAGCCCCTTGGCTTCGACTTGCTTTGTGAGCAACGCATAGAGGATCTCGCCGATCTTCGCGTACTGGCTTCGCAGCACTTGGAACGTCTGCGAAATGTTGGCGGCATCGACCATGTCAAAAGGCATAGCCTTCCGCTCGCCGGTCGCCTCGTCCACGACGTCGATGGTGACGTTGTCGCGGATACGCAGCGCCGAAGCGACGGTCAACGCCACCTGCCACGGCCTGCCCTGATCATCCCTAAACTCACGCATGCCTACTCCCTCACAAGCCTCGGATCGGTCATCTTTCCTTCCAACGTGAACGTCGCCACGCCATCCACCGGATCGCTCTCACTGATGCCTGTCAGCACGGCGAGAAACGAGAAGCCCGCAGCACCGCCGATAACTGTGAACGTGCCACCCGAGTGCATCTTCTGAAACGCCGTGCCGAGCCCAGAGACGTCATTGAGTTCCACGCTCACGGTGCATTCGTATCCCGTGCTGTAGGTCGCTGCGTAGCGACTGCCGTACGGGTTAACGTCAATAGTGCGTGCCGACTCCGTGAGCGTCACGTTGCGAGCGCTGATGATGTCGCCGCCATCAAGACTGATGGTGCAGTCCTTCCCCAGCGTGATCGCCATTAAAACTCCTTGAGCGACACGCTGTAGGTCACGGCACCATCAATCGACACGTTCTCCGAAACGCTCATCACCGAATACGAGCCAGAGGTTCCGGCAGCATTCAGCGACGTCAGCAGCCCGTCAGGATCGTGGCACTCGATCTCCCACGTCTTCGTAACGAAGCCAGCCTTGCTGACCTTGCGGCCAGGAGCACCGGAAGAGCCGCCAATGTTGCTGCGATTGCTGATGTCAATCGTCTCACACTCCTCGGTATACGTCGCCGAGATAATGCCTTCAATCGCATTCCCACCTGTGGGTGTCGGAATGCCAGTACCGTCCTTGCCAAGCGTGATAGCCATGTGTGATTGTTCCTGTGCGTGTGTGGTGAGTTAGGCCGAGACTGTGCGTGAGCCGCTGACGGTGAAAGTGGTAATGCCGTCGAGCGGCTGAGACTGCGCTACGTTTGTGCAGATGTAGGTAGCGTCGCCTGTCTTCGTTCCGCTGATAGTGAATGTGCCGCCGATAGTGACGCCGGGAGCGTCAACGCATTCCAGTTCAATCGTCTGCTCAATAAGAGCTTTTCTAAACTTGCGGCTCGTATCGCCGAACTTCGTAACGTCTACGTCAGACGCCGAGTTAGTGACGGTGCAGCTGCGGGCATTGCTGACGCCAGTAATGGTGACGTCTTTGCCAAGCGTGATTTCAACTGTGCCAACGGCCATGTGTTGCCCTCGTGTGCGAGTGCCAGCGGTGCGGCTGGTTCGCTCACGGTAGGACAGGGAAGGACGAAACTAGACCGGGTATGCCGTCGCTAGTTGCCGCCGCCGAAGCGCAGTTGGTTTCGCCACTGCTCGGGCATCTTGCCGGATGCGACAGCCAGTTGTGTGGCACGCTCCATGTAAGCCTTCCCCCGAACTTGGCGAGTAAACGAGAACAGCCCCAACTGCGGCACGCCATTCCTGCCGCCGACCATCGTCTGAGAGTTCGTCAGGCGGCCGTAAACCCGGCGGCTATACCTTGACTGTCCCTCACGGGCAAACGGCATGAACCAGTATTTTGCCGTCCCGCCGTACGCCTGGAGCGAAGCGACCTTGTAGCCGCGTGTTGAGCCAGGGCCAACAACAACGGTTTTACTCGTCGTGGAGTAGTCGTACTCAATGCTTTTTCGCAAAAATCCTTCAGGAAAGCGGCTCGTCTTCCAGCTGGTCACGATCTCGGACTTGGGAACCTTGTTGATCACGGCGTACAGCTGGTAGCCCTGCCGCTCGCCGATCTTGTAGCGGATGTCCGTCTTTGGCCGTGGCGCTCTACTGCTCATGACCTTCGGGGACCGTGCCGCCGTGAAGACGATTCTGCCAGCCTTCTTGAGCGAACGCCTATTCATGTCGTCCAAGAGACGCCTGACCCTCGGCAAGTCCCATTGGAACCTAGTCCCTACGAGAAACCGAAACGGTGCCGGGAAGAAACTCGGGTCAATGTCTACGATGGACATGCGAGCCTCCTAGACGGTCGGCAGCACGTTGCTCTCAAACACCCGATACGTCGCCGTGATGACGGCACGCCAGACGTTCCGCTCAGTCAGTGCATCGTCAGGATTGAGATCAATTCCAACCGTCTGCGGGCTCGTCACGCCTGCCGGCCACGTTACGCCAGAGCCGAACGAGTGGGCACGCACTTGCAGCATGACGCTGTCGGCCAGGTCAAGCATCCCATCGACTTCCGAGTCAGTCGTGACGTGACGCCCGACAAAGATTGTGACGGTGTAGTCCACCTGCATAATCTGGCGGCTGATGCGTGTCACGTCGGCGTTGCCGGGCACGACGAACACGCGAGGCACGCCCATAGCGTCAACGTCAATGTTCGCCCAGTTCTTCCGCTGAACGGTAGTGGACGTGATGCCCCACGTCACGGACTGCAAGCCAGTGGCAAGGCTGTCGGCGAGTGCTCGGAGGGTACTGCTCATCTCGCCGCCTCCTCAATTGCCGCCCCGATCTCACACGCCAGACGCTGCGCGTCGTCGCTCTCGGCCCATCGCAGGAGCAGCGACACAACGAACGGCCCCACCAACGCAAGCGCGGCGTAGAGCATGGCGACGGTGATGGCTTCGTGGTCGTTCATCAAGAGATGCCCCACTTGGTCATTAGGTACGCTTCTACCGATGCACGATCCGTAGCCGACAACGCGCTGTCATACACAATCATCTCGGCTATGTAGCCCGTCAGGTAGTTCGCTGCGGCAACGCGGTATGTGCCAATTGCCGTGGTTTGATTGGAACCCTGAGTCGTACCGGCAGCAGCCGAGACGACAAATGCACCATTCACATAGAGAAATGGACTCCAGCTATTTACGACAAATGACGCGACTGCTGGGCCTGTGAACGCAGATGGCGAGATTGCCATCGACGCAAGTCCTGTGGTGTCTCCCCGTCCACGGCCAGCCAATTTTCCGGCGTCAAGAACGAGCGAGGGGCTGTCATCCAAATCTGCCTGAGATGCGATGTATCCTCCGTACGTGCCAGAGGATCGCTGCACAACTGCACAAACCGTAAGCGACGCTTGGTTTATGATATTGGTGCTGTTCGTCATCTGATTGCTACCGCTAAACGTCAGCACGCTTTTGCCGTTTAGGGCGGACGCCGTAGAGGTTGGCCGTGCGGACCCAGAGGCAGTAAAATGCCTGCTGTTGCCACTCTTGT